TTTTCTTGGAGACTTTATCAGCCTTACCAATCTTTTCTGAACGGCAGTAGTAAAGTGTTTTCAATCCTTTTTTCCATGCCATAAAGTGAATGGCATGAATATACTTAATGTGTGCATCTGGTCGGAAGAACAAATTTAATGATTGTGCTTGGTCAATGTATTGTTGACGGTCACTAGCAAGTTCAATTACCCAGCGCTGGTCAATTTCCATAGATGTTTTGAATACTGCACGTTCATTATCATCCAACCATTCCAAATGTTGGACTGAACCATCATTTGCCATGATACTACTCCACACCTCATCTGCCCATCCTTCTGGATGAATCTCTGCATGTTTCTGTATAATCTTATCTAACCAACGATTTTTATTTAAATGTGATCCCGATAAAGTGTCCTGACGGTAAGCATTAGCACGATAAGGCTCGACACTAGGGCTAGTATTTCCCAAGATGATAGACGAAGAAGCATTTGGAGCAATAGCCATAAGATGACTAAAACGCTGGCCGGTGCCGACAGCATCAGGAGCTTCGCCCCGTTCTTTACCCAAAACTTGGTTTGCCTCATCTAGTCCCTCTCTTATAGATTTGAAGATTTTGTTATTTGTAACTTTGGCCATAACACCTTCAAAAGCAATACCATTACGCTGAAGGTAAGCGTGAAACCCGAGAGCACCAACACCAATACTTCTCTCACGTGCAGCAGAGTATTTTGCTCTTGCGATAACATCAGGAGCATTATCAATGAAATACTGCAAAACATTATCGAGCATTTCTGCCACATCTTTAAGGAAAAGTTTATTGTCTTTCCATTCATCATAAGTCTCCAAATTCAAACTAGACAAACAACATACAGCAGTACGTTCTTCATTTGTAGGTAAAATAATTTCAGAACAAAGATTTGATTGATGTACTTTTAAACCTAAGTCTTTTAAGTGTTTTGGTAGTTCACGATTGCTTGTGTCGATGTAATGAATGTATGGTTCACCTGTATGCATACGCAACTCTAAGATTTGCTGCCATAGATGTTTGGCTGATACAGTCTCTCTTACTTCACCTGTGTGTGGGTCTTTCAATTCCCAATTATCATTTGTTTCGGAATCCAACATGCATTTTTCAATGATGTTCATAAAGTCATCCGAGATATTAATACCATGGTGCAAGTTCAGGCAACGCACATTGGGGTCACCTGTTGGTTTACGCATTTCTAGGAAAGCAATAATGTCAGGATGGCTAATGTCAAGATAAGCGGCATAAGAACCACGGCGAGTACGGCCTTGCCTGTAAGCCAGAGAACTCGCATCATAGATTTTGAGGTGCGGCATGACTCCGGTGGACTTATCATCAGCGGACCTAATACCAAACCCAATGCCCACACCCCCACCAAACATGGACAACCAATTCGTTTCAGATAAGTTATCAACTAGACCCTCCGCTGTGTCTTCAATAAAGTTAAGAAAGCATGAAATGGGTAACCCACGCTTAGAACGACCAAAAGAAAGAATTGGAGTACTATAACTGAGCCAATGATTAGAGGCGTAATCGTAAAGGCGCTGAGCGTGTTCAGGATTAGTTCCAAACTGTTTTGAAACAAAGGCGAATCGGTGCTGAGGTGAAGTTTCTTCTTCTCGCATGTATGATTCTTGTAATCGCTTGATTCCGAGTTCATCAAATAATCCATCTCTTTCTAAATCTATTTTTATACCTAGGTATTCCATTATTCTGCCTTATTATTATTTTAAAATTGACTTGATATCAGGAGGTGTCCAACCTTCTGGTTTCAACACCTTTCCATCTTCACGTTTTTCTACTTTGCCACTTGGGCTAATTTTTGCAAGATTGCTACGAGCAACCTCGTCCCATACTGCCTGTTGTGGAATTTCTAATGTGTGTTCTAGTCCTTCAATCACCCATTTTAAATCCGCACATGCGTCTGCGATTTCTACCATATCTCGATTGGCAAAAGCCATAATTAATTCTTTATATTCCTCCATAACGAGACTCATATAAAGATTTGCTTGAGCACCAAAATCATTTGCGTTTTGGTTACAAGCATCCATGAAAGTTCTTACATCAGTGCGACTGTCCATTGATAAACTCCTTAATCATTGGGAAAATAGGTTCGATGGCTGCAGCACAATCAATAGCAATTTGTTGGTGTTCTTTTTGTGTGCCGTTTGCGCTGCGGAGTTGTATGTAGTGAACCCAGGAACGAAGTGTTCCGTTCATGTACATGCGTGATTTGGTGATACCTTCTGGTAGCACTGCACGTGCTTGTTCTTTGGCAATACCTTTTTCTAGTGCAAATTGATATGCATCAGAACATTTCTTAATCACTTCATTCTGATAATTTTCCCACCAAGCGGCGAGTGCATGGTTATCAGTCTCAATAGAATTTTGACGATTCTTGGTATCTTGCAATCGTGCTTCACGTGTTACGAAACCTAGTTGTGATGCATCAGCATAACGTTGAGAAAACTCTTGGAAAGAGAATGAACGGTGACGGAGAATCTGTCGTGCAATGTCTCGTGTGGTATCAATCTCCAAACAAACGGAGACCATCTCCAACGGAGACCAATGCTGATTCTTAATCAGATATCGAACAAGTTTATCGGCCGTTTCGGTGTTGTTTTGGTTCGCTGGATTTGATACACGTGCAGCAAATGCAACCTGTTCCAGTAAATTCATGCCCTCAGGACTTTGCGAATAATTAATTAATTTTACACTCATCATAACTCCATTATGTTTTCTTCCAGTTAACAAATTCCATCTTTGCTCGTAAATTAACAAAGGTATTTTTACTTATGATATCTTGTATTTCGTCCGGTGAGAAACCATTCAAAACCATATCATTCACATCTTTTTCTTCAATCATTTCAGGCCAGATTACCACATTGTAGTGTTCCTCAATAGCCTTCTCCATCTGCTTATGTAGTTCTTTATTACGTGGTTCGTTGTCATATACCAGAACTAATTTTTCTTTGTCGTAATGTTTTGCGGCAGCCATCAAGTTTGAATCGGCAGTCGCAATGGCATTCACCAAAAACATGGAGTCAATAGGACCTTCTACGACATAAACCATTTCTTCCTTGTCGATCCGGTCAGTGCCAAACATCTTGTGGTTTTCACTGTCAGTCTTAACGGTGATATATCTTAGTTTAGATTCACCTAATGCACGACCTTGAAATGCTACCAGATTTTTATCTTCATCATAGAATGGTATGACCAATCGTGGGTCATCTTCTTTCAAACCATCCTTCTCTATTTTTAGACTTTCGACAAAGCCTTTAAAGTCTTGTGCAAAATAAAGGTCTTCATGGAACGACTCTGGTATTTTGCGTGATTGGACATACACCTTAGCAAAATGTTCTTCTGGTAACGATTGCACCGTTGGTATATCGAATTTAGTACGAAACTTCGGGGTTTCAGATTTGAATTCCTCGAAATCTGGTTTAACGTAATTGTTATTTCCATGTTCGCCATTTTTATATCTTTCCAATGCGTACTCTTTTACCAGAGTTGCGTCCACTTTTTCTAGGAAATTGTAGAACGATGTGGATGCACCACAGTTGTGGCACATATAAAGGTAATCGTTCTTTTTGCGGTAAACATAACCACGGGCTTTGGTTTTGTTTTTGCTTGAATCGCCACAGAGAGGACACCTGAAATTATACAGGTCTTCCTTCTTCTGCGTGAATTTTTGAAGCTTAGGGGATACCCTCAGCAGGAACTGTCTATCAATGAATACACTCATAACGAAAATAACGGTTTAGTTTAGTAGTCTCGTTATTGTATCAAATTTTACGTGAGAAAGCAACCATACCAAGACAACAATGCCACCTGCAGCTGCCCACTTCCACTCCATGATTTTTTGGAGTTCGGCATCTTCTTTTTTATTGTGTTCGGTAATATCTTTTTTCAAGGATTTTATTTCATCCATAATTCTGCGTTCGGTAAGTTCCAACTTATCGGATAAGTTCCTATCTACCGTTGTAATTCTGGAATGTAATTCTTTAATGTCGGCCACGGTGTCTTGCTTTCTTCTGTCCATGTCATCATAGATTTGGTTGACCATATGGTCGTGGTTATCGACTAATTTCTCGATTACTTGATCCATTTTGTTGCACAGTTGAGCAATGCTGGAGACCTGAGTTTTCAGGACTCCAACATCTACCTTCATGTCTACCAAATCGTCTGAGCTTGACATGAGTTACTTCTTTGTAGGTTCGACTTCTAATTTCTTGTGAACTTTCATTGTTTTACAAATCTGTTTCACTTTACCTTTGGCATCTTTAACTTCTTTGCCATTCTTGTCTTTCTGGTCAACACAAACCTTTGTGGTTTCAGCATAGGCTGCATTATTGATTGAAAGGAAGGAAACGGATGCAACTACGCATAGAATCCAAAATAAATTTTTCATGTTAATTCCTTAAATTTCAGGTTGTGGCGCAGGAGCGGGAGCAGGTTTTCCACCAAAGCCAGTTACAACTTGTGAGGTTGGTATATTTATAACAGGCGCTGGCGCAGAAATTGATACTGGTGTTGACGTAGGCACTGGTGGTGCAATAGGTGCACCAGTAACAGGCACGTTAGTTGCTGTTCCTGCTAACTTCTCTTGTGTGCGACCAAACGCAGCAATACCCAATACAGCACCCATTGCCAAGTGGAACAAACCAGCACCTTGTAGTGTTAGTGGTTGCCATTGAGTGATAGTTTGGTGTTGTAAAGTTTGTAGAATACTCCATGCCACTGGGAATACACCCATATCAAGTGTACAGATAAGCATGTACATCCAACCCATCGCTGGACGCCACTTCTTTTGCATCCAGTCTTCGTCTTTTTTAACTTCTTCTGCCATTTTTATTCCTTCATTGAACCAATTTTTTTCATACCCATTCTGTCTTCCATGACAGCAATGTGTTGACGGTTTTCCATGATTGCATCACGGTTCTTTTGAATTTCTTTTTCTAAGTCTTGGCGTAGTTTTTCACGAGCCAACTCAGCGCCACTATTGCTTGCTTGTTTGTTATCTGTCGTTACCACTAAACTTACTTTCTGATTTAGGATTGTAACGTCATGTTGTAAAGAACCTAATGCTTGAATTAGATAACCAGTGCTACCAATTAATAATGGCAATAGAGCAAATAACAATTTTTCAATAAATGCGCCTTTTGCACTTTCTTTATTTTCTTCGGCCATGTTATACTCCAAACACATGCAATGCATGTTCGTAATGTTTAATTCTGTCTTCCAGACCAATAGTACCACCGTTGATGCGTTTTGTCATCGTAACGATATCACCACTGTCGGCATATTGATTTAGGTTGTTTGTTTCCCAGAACCAGCAAGCAGACTGTGCAGCACCTTCAAATGTGTGCATATATTCTGATGCTTCTTCTACGGAGATTTCTAATGAACCTGCAAAGAATGTATAGTTGTCTTTACCGGTCAATTGAATCAATCCACGACCTTTGTATCTGTAACCATCACCAGAATGTTCATCACCATTACCCATGCGGCTAGCATAGATGCGGTTAGCAATAGCTTGTTGTTTATTTGGCATCGAGCAATATGCTGCTGCCAATTCATCTGTTGGAAAATACTTACCAAATAACTTACGTAGTGATGGTGCTTTGTAATTTAAGTTTTCTTCAAGCACCATAAAAGAACCAGACTCGTGAGCGCACTGAGCAATAAATGCTGCCATGCGTTGTGGAGTATTAATTTCATAATCTGGTAGTAACTGTACTAATACAGCATGCCAGTGGTCAATGTAGGGGTTTTTAGGAAGTAATTGTTTTAGTTGTTCTTTTGTTAGTTCCATAGTGTCCTCTAAACAGTAAAGCTACTACCACACCCGCAGGTGTGTTTAGCATTCGGATTTGTTATAACGAATTCTTTTCTCATTAATTCATTTTTATAATCAATACTAGCGCCTTGTAAGTATTGCATACTCACAGAATCAACTAATACTTTAAATTCACCTAGTGACACTTCAAAATCATCTTCGTTTTTAACTTCATCTAATGTAAAACCATAATTAAAACCAGAACATCCACCACCTTGAACATAAGTTCTGAGTGACATGTTAGGATTATTTTCTTCCGCTAATATGTCTAAAATTTTAGACTTTGCAGCACTTGTTATTGTAATCATTTATAGCGGCCTTTATAGCATCTTCTGCAAGTATTGAACAGTGTATCTTAACTGGTGGTAGTGCTAGTTCTTCGGCAATTTGTGAGTTTTTGAGTTTAGCAGCATCATTAATATGCATACCCTTAACCCACTCTGTAACCAAGCTCGAACTGGCGATTGCTGAACCGCATCCATATGTCTTGAAACAAGCATCTCTAATAACACCATCTTGACCTACCTTTATTTGTAGTCTCATAACATCACCACAAGCTGGTGCACCAACCATACCTGTACCAACAGTATCATCTATATCAAACTTACCTACATTTCGTGGGTTTTCATAATGGTCAATTACTTTATCCGAATATGCCATTATTTTACACTTTCAAAAATGTGTTTCTGAATTTGATACCATTCAATCCATGCATCATTTTTCACAGCACATTCATAGTAAGATGTATAATTAATAGTAACCGATTTGGCCACATCACTCAACTTTGCTTCGTCATTTAACTTTTCTAAATTAGGACACTTAACCAGTAATTGATTAGGTAACTCAGGGAATTTAGCAGTAACTGGTACAGTTGTGGAACATCCAGTCAATACAAAGAGTGACAGAATAAAAAACAACAATATGTACAGTCTAGTAATAATCATTTTGGTGGCTCCGCTGCATCATTAATTGCTTTGATGAATTCTTTTGGTAGTTCACATTGACCACCAGGAGCAAACTTTGTATCATACTTAACTATTTCACGGTCAACATACTTAACAATATCTTCTCCACGAGTTCTCACAACTTGTGTTTTTGTAACTACCTTAGTGACAATCTTAACATTTTCTTTTTTAGATTCTTGTTCAGCTGCAGCAACTTTTTCTTCCATCTCTTTTACTCTAGCCAACCATGATTCGTTGTCATGTATTGCACCAGACATAAAAGTTCCAATAGCAATAAGAGCTATTGAAATTAATTGAATTGGATTCTTATAAACATATATGAAAGGAATGAATGATAAGAATCGGATGAAATAGGTCGAAATTAGTCCAATAATACCAGCAAGTAGTACTGCGTAGAAGAACCAATTAGGAAGAAAGTTTAGAATCCACATTTAGGCCATCTTTGGTGGATTACGTTTGAACATTGATTTGATTACGACTTTGCGTTTCTTACCAGTGTCTACTCCGGGTTCACCAGCTTGGCCACCAGTACCAGAAATCTTACCATCACCTACATTGTTTGTGGCGACACCGACTGCACCAGCGCCCATGCCATCTTCTTTTACAAACTCTTTAAACGATTTCATCAGCAGTTCCACTTTCTCAGTGCCAACGCTTTGCGTGTTGGTTCACCATTAGGTTTCTTCATAGCACCTTCCATGCCGCCCATGCGAGCACAGAATGATTTTCTACGATTTGCTGCTTTGGAACCAGGTTTTAATTTAGATGGTTTTGTTGTGACTGCCATAGACAGTTTGGATCCAGGATTTTCTCTACGATATGAAGCAATACCTTTACGGTTCAATCCACCTTTGGGGTCTTTGCCTGCTTTTCTTTGCCATGCGGCAGATTCTTCAATTAATTCTTCATCAGTCATACAGTCGAGGTCTTCCCAAACTGATTCTGAGTCAATATTAAATTGAGAAGCAAAGTCTTCTATCATTTCTTCAATCACATCGAAAAGTTGTTCGAAATCTTCTGATACCTTTTCACAACTTCCTGGTGAATATGGTGCTTTGCCTTTTACAGGTTTGTAACCAGTCCAGCAACGACCTTTTTTTTCTTCGGCAACTACAAATTGTTTAAATGATTTCATATCTTATCCAATATCTCTGCGACATTTATATCTACTGGTATTTCCGATGATGATATAGTTTTACCATTAATACCGTAAATAAAATCAGGCATGATGTTTAGATACAATAAAAAGGTTTTCAGTATATCATAATCTCGTTCATCAATTTTAAAGAATAATATTCTAGCAGTGTGTTCTCTACCAAAAACATTATTCAATAGTATAATATGATTAATTATTAAACGTTCTTTTAATGATTTGGTGACCTTATATCTACGAAACAACCTTTTAAGGTACTTCGTCCTTTTAATGTCACCCTCAAATTCAGACATAATGCAGTGAGGTGATGTATATGCTTTCGCAGCATACATCATAAAATTATCTTCATTCAAATCATCGAACATATTAAAAAACCTTGCGGTTGCCCACAAGGTTATATTAGATTATAGGCCAGCAAAAACTGCGTTTGCGCTAGTGTTTGCGGATTGTGTGTTAGCAGCAGTTGGATTAGCAAGTGCAACTAATGTTTCTTTTAAGAAACGAACTGTACCATCGTTGTTGATTTTACGTGTAATACGATTCCAACCAGCATTCACATTACCTATTTTTGTGTTAGCAACGTTTGAACCACCACCAAAAGCAGTACCTTGTGTGTTGGCCATACGTGATGCAGTTACTAGAACCACATCGTTTGCTGCACCAAAACCAAATCCGCCAGCAGATGCTTGCCATGGAAGTGAATTACCAACAACAACAACTTGACCTGCAGCTAATGTACCCATAACGTTATTTGTTAAACGAATTGTGGCGTTTGCTGTGTCAATTTGAGTGATAGTGTTGTTTGACTTCCAGAAGGCACTTTCGTTACCATCTAAAATAGACAAATCTTTATTACTGCGTGCTACCGAATTGTTTGCATCAGCAGAATAAACAAAAAATCCTGAAGCCAAGACTGAAAAGTTGGTGTTCGAGGTGAACACAATAGTGTTACCTGCGGTTGTTGCGTTAGCGGTGACAAATGAACCAACGGGTACAACTTCTCTCAAATATGAAAAGTGTGGTTTATTGTTGGAACTGTCGGTGTTTCCCCATAGTGACATTTTATTCTCCTTAGAATTCTTATGAATTAATTACCTATTTATCGTTTCTGCGGCGTTGCCTTGGTGGGGTCAGGTTGACCTGGACGAAGCCTCATTGCTGGATCAATCTCGACTGTATCCCTTGTGGTACCAGTCATCGTTTTACCACCTTTAAGAACCGCAGCTGCAGGTTCTCTATCATCATTTTTCTTTCCCAAACTTTTTACGGACTTATCTTCTTTTTCGTGGTCATATAATTCTTCCGATACCACTTCCTCTTTTACACCTTGTCTCTTGTAGATAGACTTAATGATACGAGCAGATTTAGAACGTTGTGCTTTGGTGTCATCAGTGTTGTTTCCACCATCAAATACTGTTTGTGTTGCTGCTTGTGGATCCTGATATACATCTTCTTTGTTCAAAGACTTTTTAATACTGGCAGTTGTCTTTTCAATCTGTTTACCAGTGGCCTTCATAATATTCATCCAACGGTCAGTTGATTTTTTATGTTTGCCTTGTGCAGTTAAATCATCAGCAGATTTCTTAGCACCAGTTTTGTAACGGTCGAGTAATTCTGAACTAACTTCCGAAACAACTTCTTCATTTTTGCTGGACAAATAATTGCCAACAGTATCAACATAATCTGTTGCCAGTGTTATCTTGGACTGAACCCATGCAGGCAGTTGTTTCTCATAGTCTTTACCAATATGTGTGCGAATCATTGTAACAGCACGTTCTAATTGATCCATCTGACTGAGTACCATACTACCTTCATCATCAAGCATTTTGCCCATAGCGATTGCAATATGACTCTCTTTAATGTTAGCAATAGTATTGTAATCATCCATGGTCAATACACCTTTATTGCGTATTGAGATTAGTTTCTCAACCACACGGTGCAAATCCATATCTGTTTTAATATCTTCTCTGGCCAATTCTAATACTCGAATCAACAATGGAATGTCAAGTATAACTGTGTCTTTCTTGTCCACTGATTCGTTTACGTGGTCGGCTTTCCACTTAATGAAATCACCAGATTTTGCATGTGAAACTTTTGTGTCTTTTGTCACATGCAAAGGATTGATACCCCTTGACATGAGGTATTTGTCTAACATTTTGTCTTCGGTAATGCTACCTTTGACTATATTTTTTAATAGATTGGATCTACTCATTTTTATACCTTATTTAACTGACAAATCACTTTTAATCTTTTTCATTGCTGTTGTTGCAAGATGCTTTGCATATTTTGCCGGAGTTATTTTTGAACTTGTATCTGTTGCAAAATCAGTTGCGGATCCTACGCCGGCGTCCATTGCAGGATCTTTAGCTTCACTCACTTTTTTTTTTCGTCTTCTTCTGGTTCTTCTTTTTGTTTTGAACCACCGTAACGAGTACCTTGTTTCTTGCCTGCGCCACCATTAGGTTGTGGTCCTCTCTTGGTGAAACTCTTCCAATCAAAAGCATTTGGTTTCTTTTCTTCTTCTGCTTTCAATTCGACCTTAGCACTTGTGTGTTCATTCTCATGTTCACCAGCAACTTTTTGTGGACCAGCCAAGGTGTCGATTGTCTTTTTCTTTGCGTTGAGTTTTTCATCCAACACTCTACGGAAACCTCTTAAAGTAAGTTCTTTTTCTTCTTTTTGAGTACCGTCAGATTTTTTGTGTGACTGATAACCTTTATTCTTCATTGACCAAGCCAATGCAAAAGGATTATCAATGTCTTTGTGTTTCTTCATTGCTTTCACAGTACCTTCAAAACCAGGAGGTGCAACTTCATCAACAGTTTCTTCGTTTTTCTGACCACGGAGAATTTTGAAATCTTGACTATCAATCTTGTTGTTCTTGTTCTTGTCAAGTTTGTGTTGATTGCCTTTTAAGGCTTCATCTAATTCTTTTTCACTCGTTTCAACAACACCTTTAACGGCTGTGGCAATAGAATCATATTTTAATTTATTTGTGAACATTTTTGTCTCCTGATTTAACCTTTTTTATTTTTGCACCCGTGCGGTCTTGGTCTCTGTAAGTCTGCATTGGTTCTTTATTGGTTGCGCCGCCAGCAGTACCATAAACACCCATATCGTTTGCACCTGGATCGTCTATCGCTTCTCTGAATTTGGTGAATGATTTGCCGGTACGCTCTGTGGTCCCCATTTGATATTTATCTACCTTTGGTTCCATACTTTCCCTATATGTGATATCACCCAAACCAGATGCTGTGCCTACCGGTCTTGTGTTCCACTCTTGACCCACACCTGGACTATTAATTTTGGTGGAGTTTGGTGTATCACTAAATCTTTTCTTCTTTGCAGTTTCTTTATCTTTATTGAAATTTGACATTCTAGGCATAGGTTTGGTAACTAATGACGGTTGTTCGTCTAGTTCCATTTTATTCTTAACCTTTATCAGATTTTCAATATAATTGACTGATTGTAACATTTAAACTCCGATTAAAACAGTTCACTATCTAACTCATCTTGCAGAGGATCCAGATTTGTTAGTGAACCATTTAATAACATTTCATCTTCCATGAGAATTCTCTGTCTAATTCTATTTATGGCAATACTATTGGCATCCATTTCGGACATTGCGTTCATACTTCTAATGAACTCAACCTGTGTATTGCCTTTTACATTTACTGCACCAGTACTATTATTGCTTGTTGTTCTTGGATCCAGACCAAAAGTCTTCAATATGAAGCGTGATGGTGTGCTTGATACCTCGATAACAGATTTTACTGGTTCTTTCTTCGCAAAGTTTAGATACTTGGCTGCAGCGCCTGTACCTGTGATTGTTCCAATAGTACCAGAAGATTCAATATCCCATACGAATGGTTTAGGTTTCTTGTTCCAGAATGAGAACGCACGTGGATTGTTGTAACCGCCGCCACCAAGGTTTGCATCTATGAAACGTTGTAAGTCGCCTTGTGGACTTAGGAACTCGGCCTCTGTTGAAGAACCGGTTGTAACCAAAGTACCAAAACTGTTTTCAAAGTACTTTTCTGTCTTGAAGAACAGTATTAGTGAACCAGTACTTTCAAAATTACGTATTGTTGTGTATGGTGTATCTTGTGAACTGATGACTTCGGTGGTTGTGGAGTTTACACCCCATACTTTGTCAACACGACCAGCTGCGCCAGTTACATATACGAGACCACTACTCTGTTCACCCTTAGCAATGTTGTATACAGCATTTGTACCTACAATCAGGAAAGTACCAGAAGATTCCACTCGCTTTGCAAAAACAGCAACTGAACTACCAGATAAGTAAATCTGACCAGCATTTCCTTCTACCGGAATCACTAAACCAGCAGAACCAGTAATAGTCAAATAACCACGTGACTTATTACCAATAATTGTTATATCGGTGTTACCAGTTGTTACCAGTGTAACATCACTTGCTGGACGTAATACGAAATTGTATTCCGATACGGTATTCAAATAAATTGTACTATCCGAACTGGCACCGTAAATTGATCCAGAAAGTCGTGCATCTGGACCATAGAACGTTATGGTGCCAGTAGATTCCGCAGTTAATGTTTGTTCAAATTGCGATTGTGTGGTTAACTTTAAATTACCAACAGAAATTTGATCCAGTGCAGGTTTGGTTACAACAGTTTGAACTCTATTGTAACCAAATCCGCCTGCGATTGAAAGTTGTGCAAGTGAAGAACCAGCAATTGCACTAGATGAACCAATTGAATTTTCACCGTAAGGGAACAGTTTCAGACTACCACTAGATGTTTCATGTAGTGTTAGATTATTGAAAATTGTATTAACTTGGCTGTAACGGTTATTTGAACCCGCAGCAATTGGTACACCAGCTAATGTCTCAGTAGAAATGCCGCCGGTTTTGGCCAGACCAACACGCTCAGGGAAACTAACTGTTAAGTAACCACGTGATGGATGTGTATATGATAGTAATTGTAATCCAGGTACAAGTACAACACCACCAGTTGATTCTTCGTTGTAAGCTTTCTGTACAAATGTATCAACAGATATACTCAACGAACCGGAAGATGTGAATATATTATCTTTATACTCTACTTCATTCAATCTGTATGAAACAGTTGTTACGGAACGAGTTGTTATATCACCAACAATTGGTGTTGATGCGATTGGAGAACCTGCAATTGCAGAATCTAGGAACCTCAATTCACCATATGGTACCAACGACAAATTGGCAATATCTGAATTTTGTATTACTGCTTTGTTTGTTACAGAATCGGTTGTTAATAACAAATCGACAGAACTTGAATTCTGTGTCTTAAATTCGGTTGCAGTGGTGCTGGTCAAATTCAATTGACCAGTTGAAATTGCACCAAGTTCTAATAATGGTAAGTCAACACCATTCAACCACAAGTAACCAACAGAATCAATATTCTGTAATGTTCTGATTGTTGAACGTTGTGTAAGTTCTGCTTCACCCGAAATAGGTGTGGATGCTAACGGAGCACCAGAAATACCATTAATTGAATTTGGTTTTTCTGTGATGTAATAGGTGTATAGACTTCCTGTTGATAGGAAATCAAGCGTCTTATTAAATTCAGAGACTGTCGTTAGTACAGTTTCACCAGATGTTGCTCTATTGTATGTGTCACTGTATAGACTTACAGAACTCAACAACAATGTGCCGGTTGAAATAATATTCAATCGGTCACGGTAGGCATCGGTATTAATTAATGTAGTATAACCAATACTGTTTTCGGTTCTAATACTATTTGTTACTAAACTAGATGTTAGTTTTAATTGACCAGATGTGTTTTCATTTCTTAGTCCATTTGTTACTAATGATGAATTTAATAATATTTGGCCTGAACTTGACACCAAATATTTTTGAGCAGAAGAACTCGATTCACTGGATATCAGTAATGAACCAGAAGAATTAATTATGCGTACATCAACATAATTCGTTTGACCGTTACCCAAGAAGACTTCAATTCCGGAACCACCGGAAACAGGCAATGAAGAAATTGCAGAACCAGCTAATCCAGATGCGTTACCAAAATAGTTATCACCTTTTGTGGCAAATTTTAATGTGCTAGTGGATTGTTCATTGCGTATGGAATTCGTTACATACGATTTTGTTAATGTTAATTCACCACTAGACAGCGCCGTTTGATTGAATTTCTGTGTTGTGGAACCATTATGTACTAATTGACCAACAGAAGTAATTTGAACAATTTCACGATAAGAATCTGTATTGACTAACGTGAAACTTCCTGAACTTATTTCAGTACGAATACTTCTTGTTACTAAACTAGATGTTAGTTGTAGTTGAACAGAAGAATCACCATTTCTTAAACTATCAGTCAATAGTTCAGAACTCAATACCAAGTCACCAGAACTTAATATGAGGTTCAATGAACCTTGGCCTGTTGCACCAGCAACAAGGTTTAATGTTCCAGTAGAAACAACGGTACGAGTTTGATTGGTTCGTGTCTGACCATCATTGATGTATTCTATTACACCACTATTACCACCCAATGGCAAACCTGCAATTGCAGAACCAGCAATTGAACCAACGTCAGTTAAATGACTTACACCATAATTTGTTGTGACCAGTTGTACATCGGACAAATGGTTGATTGTCTTTTCCCATGCAACAACAGATGTTAGTTCCAATAAATCTGAACTGAGTTGATTTATTGTTTTACGGAATACTGAAACGTTTGTTGTTACTAATTGTCCAGAAGACAATACGAGTAATATTTGTGTTGGTAATTGGAATGAACCAACTATGTTTAAAACACCAGATGATGTAATGTTACGTATAGAAGCAAACTTCGAAACTGCACTATCATATTCACCAGAAAGGGTCAACGAAGCAAGAGGTGCGCCGGCAAGAACACCGGATTCTGTAATAGAATTTTGACCAACGTTAGTTACAACCAAATCACCAGTGGATGTTGGATGTATCTTGCGTTCATAAACCCAATTAGTTGACAACAATAATTGGTCGTCAGAATTTACATTGAGTTTTGTTTCTGTATTCGAAACAGTTGATAAAAGTAAATTACCAGAAGATTCTTCAACGTAGTTTACCGCAGTTCCAAGAGCAACAAATGTGATATTGCCAGAAGACTGGAATTGTCTTACACTTGCATATTCAGATGGACGATATTGAGTGTCTTGTGATGAAATTGCCTGTGAAGCAAGTGCATCACCAGACAGTGTGCCGGATTCTGTTATTCTACGTACAAATTCACCAACTGGTTGTATTACCAGATTACCAGTACTCGCAACACTACCCAGGAACGTTACGGTTGTTACAAGTTGACTTAAATCTAGTGGAGAACCAGCAACAGGAACAGTCGCCAGTGGAGTGGTGAATAGACCACTTCCTGGTGTACCACCTTGTCGTTTATTGACAAAAGGTAGTACCGTAGCAGAATATATGGACGGTTTGAATTCGGTTGTGTAAACTGTGGTTAGTTCCATTGAACCAACAGCGGTTCTGTTCCAAATTCGTGTTCTTACTGATTCACCAGTTGTTACTAATTGTACTGTACTGCTATTATTTGACAGTATTCTATAAGCAACATTTGTTGAAATTACAAGGTCAACAGAACTATCTTCTAAACGTAGTGAACTATTGAGTGTTGTCGGAACAAATTTTAATTCGCCGTTACTATCTTCTAAACGTAACGATTGTTGTACAACTGTGCCGGTTAGATTTAATGCACCAGTAAGGGATGTAACTCCATAAGAAATAATGCCTACACTATTTCCTGTGAAACTCAATGTACCAGTACTGGTTATTACACCCTTAGGTGCATTGATTTTCTGTATTATTGTTTGTACGTATGTGGTGACAGTACCTGATTGCGGTAATTCTGCAAGTGCAGAACCAGCAATACCACTACCTGCATCAACCTTGTATGTGGTTAATTTTATTGTACCTGATGAAGAACTTTCATATGTTCTGGCTACAGGTATAAAAGTTCCGGTTAGTGGTACTTGGCCAATAGCCGATACTGAGATACCACCAACAGTAGAAACTCTAAATGATATTAGTTTTATTGTACCTGATGAGGAACGTTCATATGTTCGGGCTACAGGCGTAAACGAGCCGGCGAGTGGTACTTCACCAATCGCTGATACTGAGATACCACTGATTAAGTTTGCGGTAGCCAACGAACTGTTCTCCGGCTTTTACATAAAAAAAAGGACACGGCTCAAAGAGCCAGTGTCCTTTTGGTGCTCCTTAAACCCTACGTACAGGGTATTTAGAAGTGATTAATATGCTGCTGTTTCAAACCATTCGATACCAATAATGATGTTACCAACACCAGTAGCACCCATAAGAATTTGATTGGTGATTACGAGTCCTTCGTTGTTTGCCAGAACGATTGGATAGTCGTTAGCATCGTAAGAAATCAAATCAGTTTGAGTTAATGAAGTACCAACGCCAGGAACCCAGAAATATGTCGTACCAAGTGGGTTTGCATCAAGTGTTCTAGTACCAGCAGTAATTGCAGCAGTACCTGAAACACGCACATCAGTCATTGCTGAACCAGCAAGTGAAGTACGATACTTATTGTTGTTACCGGTTAAAACAACTGCGGTTTGGCCGGAATCTGAACCGCTAAATGAACGGGCAGCATAAACACCAAGACCCATTTGTTGTGCAGCACCGAAAGCGGTAGTACACACAAAACCAACAGAGATACGTTTCACCACGCATACTGCACCAGTACCTGGAGCCCATCTAAATGAAAAGACAGGAGCACCAGCTGCAAGAGTGGTTACAGCACCAGTTGGAACAGATAATTGAAATGCACCAGTTAGTTCGTCTGGTTTAATAACCACACGAGCCGCCTTCATTGTTGGGTCAACTGTTAGAAGTGTAGAATCTACACCAGATTGAATTAATGCCATTTTGTTTTTCCTTAAATTATTATTTAGTTTTCTTTAAAACCGTCAGTTTCAAACCACTCAACTTTTACAGTAAGTGTACCGACACCAGCAGCACCCATAGCAACTGCATTTGTTACGACAAACCCCTCGTTATTTTGCAAAATAATAGGATAATCATCCAAACTATATGATAACAAATTTGTATTTGTTAACAATGTACCAGCTGTGGTTGTTGGTGCATAAAAATAGGTTGAACCCATTGCATTTACATCAAGTGTTCTGGTACCAGCAGTCAATGCAGCTGCAGCAGAAATACGCACATCTGTAACTGCGGAATTATACAAAGATGTTCGGTTTTTATTGTTTTGAGTATAACCAACTGCAATACCGGTGCCGACAGTATCACTTGCTAAAAAGTTTCTTGCCAAAACTAAGTTATAACCCATTGATTGACCAGCAGTAAAACCTGTTGTGCAAACAAAGTTAACAGCAATACGTCTGATAGCACACAAGTGGCCAGTACCAGGGGCCCAACGGAATGAAAATACTGGAGCGTTAGCAGCAATACCCGTTAATGCACCTGATGCAGCAGTAATGTTAAAACTACCCAATATTTCATCCGGTTTAATTACTGTTCTAACTGTTTTTAGTGTTGTATCAACAGTTGCCAACGCAGATGTGTATGGACTTTGTATTTGTGCCATGTTATAGAGCTCCCGATCCTATGATATAATTGAAATTGCGTTTACCTTGCATAGGACCCGGTTGAGGTATAACATGCACTGTAATCACACCGTCAGTTGTACAACGTGCGGATGCAGTAAAGTTATCCATTTCCAATTCATCACCACCAAATGCGGATGTTGCGTTTGCGCTAGGTACAACAACAATTCTACTTGTTGTGACAGCAGCAGCATCAGAAATAGTGAAGGTGTTTGAATACTGCGGAATTGTGTTACCGAAATCTATGATAGCTGTTCTAACAACGTTCAACGCACCAGTGTTATCTTCATAGACAAGATTTGTTGCTGTCGGTGTAATAAAGATTTCTTTATCACCCGATGCAAAGTCTACCAAGTTATCACTATTGCTACTCTTTTGCACACTACGTGCAACGGTACCAGTACCACTATTGTATGTACCAATACCAGTTTCCCAACTACCATCAGTTAGGTGAACTAAAGCGTAATGAAATTTGTCGCCAGTCGCAGCTACCGCAGAAAAGCTTTGAAAACCAGTAACGCTGGAACCAAGCGTAATTGTGCCGGTGCCAGACGAGGTGGTCTTTTGTTTTACTCTGTCAGCTACTACATAAGCCATGTTTTATCCTATTACTCAGTTGAGTTGTTTAGACCAATTGTCAATGTGGTGATACGAATTTCGTCACCGTTGTTGGCAATGATAATCGGTGCGTTAGTGAATCGGTCAGCAAACATCAACTTACCGGCATTAGGGCCAGAACGTGCGGTTGCATAATAACCATACACATAACCTGCGTTAGATGTTGGTGCACCAGTAAACAAGAAACTGATGGTGTTACCATAAGTTGCTGTCGTTGGGTTTGTACCAGTGATGTTCCAGTTTACAGCAGTCAAGTTGTTGGCAGTATAACCACCACCAGTGACTTCATTGTAATCCACTTCGGTATTGGCAGCACCTGGTGTCAGGTTATTACCATATAATCGAATGTCGAGGTCTTCACCGGTTTGTTTTCTTAACGAATTGTTAAGAAAGATTGCTTCAGCTTGGTTAGCTACTACTAAGGCCATTATAAATCTCCTTTGATATTATTCATATTTATGAATCCTTGGTTAATGTGTCGTCAGTTTCTTCTGTTATCTTGGTAATTAAACCATCAGAATTTCGGTCAACCGTTTTTACCACCTTTTTTTGTTCCGATAGTGATACGTTGACTACTGGAGCCGGAACATTAATAATAGGTGCGGGTATATTTATTTCTTTTGAATAAATCTTATCCAATTTGTCGGAAGTCTCTTGCATTACAGTTTTTAAACTTTCTTGTACTGCATTATTTGTTTCCGCTATCACGTTATCAACTGTTTCAAATTTCTTGTTGATAATTTCATTTTGTAATTTGATTGTGTTTGACAACTCACCAACCATCTCATTCATTTTCAATTCCAACATAAAGTTGGATTCACGAATGTTTATTTCGTCTTTTTCTTTGGTGCTCTTGGCAACTTCGGTGTTGACTTCGCTGGTGTAGACTTCTTCACTGGTGGTTTCTTCGGTGTAGGTTGCTCCTGAACCACCGGTGTAACCACCTCGTTTTTTGTTTCCGTCCCACTTGATGTTATCGGCATTTGATTCACCTGCTCGATTGTCTGCTGAGATTTTACCTCCGGCATTGGGGTCGAACTTGAAGAAGTGCTTGTAATCTCGTTTGAGGTTGATTTTTGGAACAAACCCAGTATTTTTCTTAACATTTTCATCTTCCTTAAAAAGAAATTTTACAGAATCATTTATATTTAGCTTACCATGGTTTTCTAACCATGCACATGAAGTTTCATTGAGATTTTTAGTATCAATGAATTTATTCAATGTATTGTACGTATCTGTGATGTTTTGTTCCACCAACTCTAACGAAACACTATTATCAAAGTTGATAAATTTGTTAAAATTCTGGACGTAAGCTTCTTTGTTGGTCTGTGCCAATTGCCACTTCTCTTTTCTCACCGATTCGGAAACCATCTTTGTCAACTTTTCATTTCGTTCTTTACTGGTTTCGTTTGATGTTTCAACGAATACCATAACGGTTTCATAACCAAGTTCTTCTAATTCTTCTTTAATTGTGATGATTCTTGTATGGTCATCAGCAGGTCCATTAATAATCAATGGACCACGATTACGAATTGCTTCTCTACGCAAATCATTTGACTTCTCAGATAATTTTTGCTTATCCATTAGGTAGTCGAATGCTTGCACAGAATTGATTTCTACTGCCTTGTTTTCCGCAATTGCTTCACGGATAACGATATCTTTACCAGAACCAGGTCCACCAGTGATGAAAATGGCTTTGAATAAACCACGGTCAATGTTTTCATTCAGTCCCATACCCTTACGTGTATCACGCATCAATTCTCTTGCGTGGTGGTCAGGAACGTGTTCCGGAACACCTTGTCTGAAAGAATGAAAGTCATTATTGGAAGCATGTTCACGCATTTTGGTACCGGACATACCTTCTGCACCTTCGGCATCAGGGTCACGGTGACCAGCAGAAACTACCGAAATCTTTTTAAAGTTGTACAATGCACCTTTGTGTGTACCATTATATTGGTGCAATTTGTCATGCATTTCTTTTACACGGTCAGAACCAGCCACATAAATCAAGTGGTCGTGGCCAGCAGCATTTAATTTTGCAGCATGGTGTAAGAAAGTTGGATGTTCTTTTGAAGATGTTTCAAAATGTGTACCAGGTGAATAACGTTGTAGGTGTTTAACCTTCTGTTCACCAGTTAAAGGATTCTTTTTAGAATCTTGTGAGTGTGAAGCAATAACTGTATGTGCAGCACGATGTTTGGCTGCCAGCTCTCTTACTTTGTCGATAAGTTTCAGGTGGCCGCTGGTCGGTGGATTCATACGTCCAAAGGCCATCACCACAGGCTTGTGTGTCTTATCTTGTTCTTCTACTAATTGGAGAAATGATTTCATTTTCTTACTTTTAACAAATTAGCTTTTGCGAATTCTTTACGGTTGACCAACTTAGTTGGTTCACCACCGTGATTTACAACGAAACCTTCCGGACCAGTTGCCTTGTTATCAATATGATGTTCTAAACCGCCTGTGTGTTGTTCCAATGTGTTCACTAATACATCTTTCGCTTTTTGAAGATGATTGTGCATCTTCAACAAATTATTATAATGTTCTTTATGTTTCTCAATATGGTCAGTATGTGGTTTCAATTCCTGCATTTTTCTGGATTGTCCAGCAGGAGTCTTTAATTTTGCAGAAGCCTTTTCATACTTACCCGCAATATGTTTACTCAAACCAGCAGCAGTAGGTTCTTCATCTGTTCTGACCGTATGGTTTATATATGTCTCTAAGTGGCCGCCTTCTCCTTGGTGTGCCTCAGTGTGTTTGTACATTCCATTCTTCTTACCTTCATCATGGAGTTTCTTTGCTGCGTCCATGTGTTCTTGGAATTTGTTCTGGTCGTCCTCAGAATAGTGTACTTGTTTGGTGTCCATGTTTGGAGATTTCTGCCAAACATCAGGATGTTGTTTGAAATTGTGTAGGTCAGGATGCGGATCCGCACTCATTGACGATATTGAATCTCCGTGGTATTGTGTATGTGTAACAACACCCATTTGCGAGTTCTTGGCCTTTGTTGCTTCATCACCTTTGGCAGTATAGGTGATAGTGTTAGGTGTAAAAGAAACTTTTCCACCCTTCTTCTGTTTCAAATCATCTTTGGTGAACATTAAGTCACCTTGATATACACCAGTCGATGGTGCAACTTTTTTCAGATGATTCAGAGAAGCGTGTAGTTTATCCATTAGACCAGGAGCATGTCCGTGGTTCTTTTGAATATCATCGTGTGTATAATTTAGTTTAGGATTCTTGTTGAATGCTGACTTTGAAGCAACAAAGAACTTACCATTTTCTGGATTGTGACCATATACGATAGCGGGCGAACCATCATATTTCATTGTCATATGGGAACTAGAACCACCAGATTTGATGTGTTCATGTGAGTATTTCAAGGCTTGATACGCCTTATCAAAACCCTTTGGACCTTCCTGTAAAGGACGATCCTCAGCATGTGTGATATGCTTTAGCTTCGCACCTTCTTCTTCGGCCTGTTCTTTTAGAAATGCTAGGAAAAGTCCCATTGATACCTCTTAAAATGCAACACACTTTGGTTGCCATGAAGTTATTTATAACACATTGCAACTCGAAGCCGCAAAACTTTCAAATGTTGGGTTCGATATATAGCGAATTATTCCCAGGTCGTACCTTCAAAATTCATCCAATACGTCAACATTTTACCTTTTCCACTCAAAAGATGAAACGGTGTAGTATGTAGTAACGCACGGCTGGAGTAAAAATACATGAGATTTGGTGGTGGTCGGTCTAAAACTGATGCAAATATTGAGGTTCCAGTCTCACCACCAAAGAATGAATGACAATCCATAATGTGATGAATATTGTCCATGAAGTCTGTACTAAGTGTAAAACCTTTCAGGTCAATACCTGGAGGTAATTCCTTGGCACAAATGATTCTTTCAAAACTCTCGTCCTGATTGTCATCAATAATTTTTTGCAAAAGTGTTGGAGACCAATTGCGATATGTGTTATACGGTGCATCAAATACAGGAAAGACAACAATTTTCTGTTGTACAGGCATTGCATTTGGTATTGTAATCAAGTCACCAGAGATATCACGGTAGTCCCATAAATTGATTTTGTTCCAAGGAAGAATGTTTCCCGATGGTTCATCCGCAAAGTAATCAGTTGCTTCTTTTAGAAATTCAAAGAACTTGACACAATAATCGGCTTCGTTGATTGTTCCAGGCATCATGTAGAAGGTCAATTCTTGGTCAGTATTTTGTCTACGTAGATGTTCAAATACATTCAATAATGCAATCATATCACCATTACGCATTGGACCACCAAAAGTTCCAGGTTTAATATCAATAATCATATTCTTGTTCCAATAACAGTCAAAATATTTGGTAAGTTGGATGCTGGTGTCCGAATTTTATCTTCTGGATTACCAACATATACAATTTTACAACCTACTTCCAATAACAATCCAATCAAACCATGCACATCAAAGTGGTGTATATGTTCATTTGGTCTACGGTGTTTCCAATTTTCAAACCAATCTGTGCCTTGCGATTCATGGTACCAAGGTACTGAAATACAAAAGTGTTTGGCCTTTTTCTGTCTCAGGAAAGTGGTCAAATCTTCATCCAAGATGTGTTCCATGGAATCAAAGAACGTCATAACATCTACATGAACGTTGTCTAGGTCGTCTACCCTAGTGGTTCTTGGTGGTACAGGATAGTCTGAAATGTCATAACCATAGGTAATAATCTTCTGGTCTTCACAATATCTCAGAAATGAACCATTACCATAACCAAAATCACACACAGAGGAGAAATCACCAATGGCAGAACGAATTGTATCAAATCTGATTTTAGAAATTGCGTCATTGGTTTTGTAAGTATCATATCTCTCTTTTGAATAAATCGAACTATAATCCGGTACAGTACCAGTTAGACTTTTTTGGTACAGATGACCAAGTCGTATTTGTTTGTATTTTTCATTCATAGTAAACTTTGCAAATCTTTTGCGTGTACCAATTTGGCTTTACGGTTCAGATAGAAATGCTTTTCAAAAATCTTGTTAATATCTTTACCATTATCCCAACTGATATTATCACCGACACGGAACTCTGGTTTCCAATCTTCTGCTTTCCAAACCACATAACATTCTTTATTCAACAAATCGGCAATCATGCCAATGCCTGTGAAGTTGGTAATAAATGGTTTGGTAGATTTTCTGATGATGTAACAGTTTAACAGTAAGTCATTATTATAATCTAAAAACTCATACTTGTCAAGGTGTGATAGAATATTTGTTTCTCGGCGTGCGTCAATATCACCACGGTTCCAACGGTCACCAACGTAATAAGTATCTTTCACTTCAACATCATATTCTGGTGTTTTAATAACAAAGTCATCATCAACCCGAAAGTCTAATCTATAATTGTCTCTCATCCAATTTTCATAACGACAAGTTTCGATGGGACGGTTAGGATCACCTTTATCTTCTCTTGTCCATGAACTGATTGTATATACTTCACCATAAATGAAAACATCATCTTCAAAAAATACAGTTTGAAATATATCTTGGTACATTAAGAACTCAATGATACCTTTGAATTTTCTCATTTCTTTTTTAATGATGAAATCAATTTTCCCATACTTCTTGGAAATACCAGACAATACTGGTAATGCTTGTACAAAGTCACCTAAGTTTGCGGTAGAATTAAGATAGATTTTCATTGAATTCCTTAAATGCAACAAACCAATCTGATGGTGATACTGGATGCAATTCAAATAATTCTGGTGCAGTCAAGTATGACATTAACAATAATGTCTGGTCATCATCAATCAAATTATTCTTCAACAATTCTTTGGCATTATTATGCACCAATTGTTCAAGTATATTCCATTTCTCTTTCGAGGCTACAATACATGGACCTGTAATGTGTACATCATTGTTGAAAATGATATCACTGATATATGTACCTTCTTTATAATCTTTGATATTAAAGAAATGAATCTTATCTTGGTCAAATGGATACTGCCAAGTCTTAACACCATTGAGTGTAGATTCATCACGGCAATATCCAAAATCTAACCATGCAACCATTTCGTTATCAATTTGATTCATGGCAATTGCTCTACGAACAAAAGAAGCCTTCATCATATTCACCAAAACATAATCTGCATTCCAATATTCTGGATTCTTAACTTGTGATGGGTTGATATGTTTTTGAAAATCTGGATTCTGTTGAGTTTTCTCAATCATAGAACGTAAATCGGTAAAGTTTGATTTGAAATCAATCACGTTAATGGTTGTTTCTTTACCATATCTCAGAGTATGCACGAGTGGTGCCAATTCTTCTGAGGTAAATACGATAATTTCATTGTCTAGTTTTGCTAGATGTGAAAAACGTTCCAAATATGTTTCATTGGTTCTGTGTAGGTAATGTGGTAGACCTTTTTCTGGTGTCCAATCACCACGACCAATATCAAAAAATGCGGTTACAATACTAATGTCATTCATAATAATACTTTTTGTAGTTGTTGATAATCTGAATCTGCTCAGGTAACTTACTTATAAAGCTTTCATAATCGAAACCTGGTTGATGGTTGTGTGTGTCTGTCAAATACGGGTTGGTTGTATAATCTTTACCACACAGTAGATAGTATACTACCATAAAACAATCAATCCAACCTAGTGTTGGATATATTTCTCGCAATACGTATCTGGTGTGTGCTTTGAACCACCGATGAACTTTATCATAGTTTTCCAAGAAGGTGTGTATTTTAAAAATAGAACCACCGCCAGCACCATATTCAACCTTAATTGGTTGTTTGTGTGAGAACACCATAATCATATTAATTATAGCTTCTGGTATTATATTACCACCTTTAATATCATGACAAGCCATTTCCCAATCAGATTCAACTGTAACTGGTTTAACTAGAATCACATCATCTTCGGCCATCATAATATGAGTGGCACCTTTCGATTGAGCAATGAAACATGCAATCCGGAATCTACTGAGAAATTCCAAAACATTTTCTACATCATATCCAAAAGGTTGAACTGGACCACCAAGCTTTTTGTCACAGTGAATATAATCTGTTTTGTATTTGGCGGCCAACTGTCTGAAATCAAATGCATTATCAGACATTAGTATATACGGTGCATCTGGATGAAATGACCGTATATTTTTTACCACATAATCTGTTGCCTTTGGTTTGTTTGAACCAATATGAAAAAATGCAATATTAGACACGTTTTAAAATCGTAAGACCATTATTATTGGTGCGGCGTTCAATCATTTGCCACTCCGGATGAGTATCAATGAATTCTTGTACTGCTGGCCAAATGCCTTTGCCACCGAATTCACCATTCACTGCATATGTTGTTGTGTCGTGGAAACCAATATACTTTTTGGCTTTGTCTGCATGTAGTTCCAATTCAGTCTTAACTTGTTCATAAACGTGTAGACTGTCAACAAACAACATATCACATTCTGGAATCACCACCTGTCTTGTATCTGCAACATGTAGTGTTACTCTACGACCATTTTGTTTGGCGTGTTCAAAGAATTCTGGAACACCTGGAAGTGGTGCATACTCATAACTATGCAACTCAATATCGTTACGTAGAAAACCACGAGTACTCTGAGCCCAACCAACACCCAATTCAACCACAACTTCACACTCTGATGATAGCTGCGCCAACAAAGGCAAGTGTTCGTGTATGTCTGTATCAGCGGCACAAGCCTGTTGATAAACCTGTTCGAAATCCATTTTTAAATCCATTTTGTTTCCTTAGATTGTTCTGTATGTAAAGAAGTTATCTGGATTTTCTTGGCCAAATTTCTTCATAACCAGTTCACGCCATAGTGGTATGCGGTCGTATTGATGAACAATACAATGTTGTTTTCCACTTGTTGTAGTAATTACACCTTTTTCATAATCAAGAATTGGTTCTGGTTCAGTCAAATGTGGTCGGAAAGTATCCATCTTAGATGGGTCACCAGTAGTACCAAGTTGAATTGCCCAACCTTCTTCGTGGTCAGCAAAATGAATTGCATCTTTGAATGGATGTGTATTGATTAGAACGTTATATACGGCTTGGTCAACGATAGGAATAGGTCTGTTGACTGCGTTTGTGAAGATGTTGAAACACATGTCAGCAACATATTCAACTTCACCACCGATGGTTCCAACGTTGTAAATCTTGTTGTCTTTGAAAATGTTGTGTACGTATGGACCATAACATTGCATTAGGTTATCATCACCCCAACTTTCGTCTTTGTATCTGATAGATTCAGATGCGGCAATCAAGTGTTTGTTACCCAAAGCACCAAGTACCCATTCACACGGGTCTTTTTGGAAGTAAACGTCTTTAACGTCTGTGGTTACCACAATATCATACTTGTCTTTGTTTTGACTTAGGTAATCATAGATATACATGAATCTAGCCACATGAATTGGTAGATTGATTGGTTGCATATCAACCAAAGTGAAACCACGTTTGATTAATTCAGCTCTCGTTTCCACTGATGATTGACCGATAACCATAACCTTGTCGCCTTTGAAGCCACAAGAATCAATAGATTCAACCCAAGGTTTAAGTTGATTGTAGTTGTAATTGGTAAATGCACCAATAATTAGATTTTTTGCCATGGGTAAACTCCATTATATTTTTGTTTCATAACTGCATTGCCGTTGTGGAAGAAGTCTGCGTTAACAGAACCTGCATTGCCATCGACCCTATAATTCACAGAATAAATTCCTGTACAATCAAATTTTGGAAAGTGTTGTGATAACGCTTGCAACCAAACTCTGTCTTGTCCCCAACCGCCATGCCAGACTTGTGCTAATTTTATCGCAACTTCTGTTTTAAGGCAATAGCAATTCGTATCAATATGGTGTACACCATGATAAGTCTGCCATTTACCAAGTGATTCGCAGTCATCATTGACTACAAAGTTACCTTCTTTGTCACATATTCTTCTGAGTGAATATGACCAATCAAGGTTCTTTTCTTTCATTGTTTTGATACACGTTTCAACGTGTTCTGGTTCCATCCAACAATCTTGGTCCAAATACAATACGTATTCAGTATCAATCAGGTGTGTGAAAGCAGCATAGACTCGGTGGCCATAGAATCCGTTGGCACCGACATTGATGGGTAGATAACAACGTTCCAGATTTTTTCTGGAAAGAAAGTCATCGGTAATGATTCTGGTTCTCGAATGGTTTTGTACACCATCCGCAACAACATAACATTTTGTTTCATAGGTTTGTTCGAGTACGGATCGAACGGCACCTTTCAACTCTGGCGCACCAGTAGTTGGTATAATCACAGTAGCACTCATAATTAACCTCTTGTCAGTTTTAGTATCTTCTCTATTTGTTTTTCAATTAATGGTTTGCGGTTAGGCCAATGAATATATTCTTTGTCGCCTGTACTATGTAGTTTGTTTAGGAAAGGGATAATCATCTTCTCAACTTCTGCAAGTCTCTGTTTATAATCATCCGCTGTCTCAGCAGTCTTATTGACCACTGCATTGTATTCTTCTTCGGATACAGCAGAGAAACCAAAATCATCATCCTGATTCTGGTATTCTTTCATAATTTTATCAAATTCTGATAGTGCCATTATTTGTATGAGTAGTCACACATCATACGAGTGGGATAACCATCACCACCTTGCGTATCACGTATGTTGAGTTTAAGAATGTAATGACCTGTTTCTATTTCCATGTCAATACGCTTACCTGTACCTGACTTACCACCATAGTACACATTACAAGAAGTTGGTGTTGCAGCTTCTGTCATGTACTTCTTATCAATCTCATAGACCTCGGTCTTACCGGTCAATTTATGAACGATAGTATAACCGTGACCTACGCCTGAAATTAGGAAGTTTTTCAGTTCAGTTTTTTGTTTCTGTGACATTGTTTTCCACACATCTTCAACGTAACCTTTTTTAAGATTGCCATTATAGATATCACAGAACAGTGCATCGTTGATATTAAACATATCTAAGATTTTCAAACCATCTTTGTTGGTAATTCGTCCAGATTTAATTTCGGCCGGAGAGAGTACTGTACGAATACCAGAATTGAAGAATGTAACTGTACCACCAGTCTTCAAACTAAGATAGATTTCTTTTTTATCACAGACTAATGTAATATCGGTAACAACGGGCCCCAGATTGTTATCGTGTACAGGAATCTTAGATGAAATGAGAACTTGTGGAGAGAAAATGAATGGACGTTTGTTGTTCAATTCACCAACCATTTTCACTTCTAGTTTTTTGACCTTGTCTAGTTTATGTAATTTGACAACATCATCAACTGCTTGTGCTAGTTTAGGGTCGGCAATCTTTTTGCCTGACCACCATTCTGTAATCGCTTCTGCTAATTGTCCTTCGTATGCATTACCTTTGTTTTGCACACCTCTACCACCAGAAGAACCAGAACCAAATTTCATAGTCACCTTCGAAGCTTTGGTTGCTCGTTTGATATCAGCAAGTTCAACGTCACCTTGCAAATCTCTGGTCACGTTAATCTTACTGATGGAAGCAGGATCAATGTTGATTGGTGATTCGACCTTCTTAAACTTACCTTTCAGGAAAGCAAAAATATTGATTATCTCATCTATCTTTGCTTTATCACCTTTCAAGGTTTGCTTAATCTCAATCGCAGTCTTTGGGAAAAATGTATAAGCCATAAGTCACTTTCAAAGAAAGTATTTATCTTATGATTTGGATCTCCTTTCCAGAAGTCCAAATCTCCAATTCTGTTTTCAAACGAGACTCATTATACAAGGTTTCATATCTCTGGCAAGCTTTCTTTCTCCACCATTCAATCAAGTTTGCCACTTTATGTTTTTCATAGTTTTCACCAGGAATAAGCACGTCCGTCTTACAGTTTACATAGTCTACCATGTTCTTGAAACCATAGTCACTGATGTAATATCTTTTCTGCTCTGTCAACCCTTTAGCCTTCTCAATCGTTGCTTGGAATGTAGCCCCATCAGGAGTACCTTTAAGAGCAGCCTTAGTAAGAGAAATAATCTTCATGGAGATTTTAAGTTTCTTACTCGAAGCATCATCCTCAACCAAAGGACCAGTCCTTGCTTGGACATAATCACGGAGTTCCGAATAAGGTTTGCCGTGCATCATCGGTAGAAAATCAGAATCAGTTAGACCTTTGTATCTGATATATGGTTTCATACCATCATATTGTGAAACAGTCTTTGAACTACCATACAAACTGGTAGTCTCAAACAGACATAGAT